CACCCCCCCCTGTGTTTGAGAGGAAGGAATATCTGCCCGCTGAGGATGACGGTGACCTAGGCGACTGGCAGGCCCAAGCAGCACCTGCGTGGCAGTTTCCACGCCATGTTGCGAGGCCATGCCGCAATTGTCAACAATTTGGGTGTCGAGGCGATTGCCTCCGCCCAGGACAAGCTGCAGAAGTCATTCGCCGATTTGAGGATGAGGGTGACCCCCTTGATGATCCCTGGGCAGATAATGGATTCTTGCCCGAACCACCCCCTGAGGTCGAACCAGTTGCCGACGATGCTGATGCTGAATGGAGAGAGGCCGCAGCTGAGTTAAACACTCAACGCGTGCATATCCGTAGCATGATCCGAGGCAAATTGATGAACACAAATATCGAGGATCTGGACGTACAGGCCAACCTACATCGCACCGCGCAGTTCTACGCCGCTGATCGTGACGTGACACGGCTTATTCTGGCCAGTCAGGACCGCCCAGTCAACGGCGATGAAGACACCGGTGCTAGATTGGTTTATGATATTGTGTATGATGAGATTCTGGCATACTACCTCGACGCAGCTGAATCCCCCATTCGTGGGGCAACAATGCCACGCGAGGCAGCAGCATATCCGGTGTATCTGATGCATCATCCCATACACGACCAGCGCGGCATAGCGTTGGTCGATGGGTTCCATCGCAGGAACTTGTGGGTGCATGCACATATGGACCGTATGGAGGGCAAGTCCCAGGTCGACCAGGTTCGGTTGTCCCAGGCATTGCCACCTGCTAGCCTAAGACGCTGGGATGGGCCACCATGGCATGCTCGAGCGCTCCAACGCGCCGGGTCCATGTTGTCCAGCATTGGCAGTGCAATAGCTGAAGAGAGCTTTAAGGCTCTCGCGGGCAAGGGGCTGCTTATAGCATCCCACGTTTTACTGCCCGTTGTTGCTTTGCCTGCATTTGCCATTGTTACAGCTGGCGCTGTAATTGCAGGATGTGTTGTGGCTGTTGCTGAGGCGCCACTCGTTGAGAAACCAGAGAAGTTTCTCCGAGTTGTTGCCCATGCAACGTTGGGTGGCCTGGGGCCTGCGGTGGGAATACCCCTCCATGTTGCATGGAATGTGGGGTGTAACCTCACCGACAGGCCTAAGGCCGAATTATCACTTTTCCGTGACCCTGACGGATTAGTGAAGCAGAGTGTGCATCCTAACACCTGCTATCAAGGTAGGGTGCGACCGTGCGCGACGCAAGCGAAGTTTAAGTATGAGGCTAGAGGCCACGACTGCAGTCAGCAGTTTGGACTACGCTGCCTTGCTTCGTTTGGCACGGTTATCCAGCGGGTTGCGCGCAATTGTAGTTGCAACACCTGGATTGCTTGTACGCATCGAGTTGGAAAAGCATTACCGATGCATGAGGACGACCTGAAGGAGGCCAGTGTCCTTGAGAAGTGGAGGGAGCTCGAACGCGAGGTTCTGGAGCCCCTCACTAGGGCTGTGGGCCGTGTTAAACGGTCCATGAAGTTTTACAAATGGGTGGAGAGGTATGATGGACCGCGGCGTCGCCTCTTCATCCAGCTTAAACAAGGCATCGTGAGCCTCCGCAGCGTCCTCAAAGCCAAGTCGTTTCTTAAGCTAGAGAAGGCGCAGGGGCTCATGGATCTGAGCACTAAGGAGTCACCACCACGTGTGATCCAAGGATGCCCAATTGAGTTGACGTTCCACGCTGGTCCGTGGACCGTGCCGCTCGCTAAGCGAGTGCAGCGAAAGCTGTTTCCCCCTATGGCGGGGGTGGAACCCACCGGGCAGTTCCAACAAGTTGTTTACACATGTGGCATGACCTCACAGGAAGTTGGTGAGGCATTCTCCAATGCCATGTATCACATACGTCAACAGCTACCCGGTGAAAAACTTGTCATCGTTGAGGATGATCAGTCACGCTTTGATCTCCACCTTACAAAAGGTGCTTTTCATTTCCTCGACAAGTTTTATGCAGCAGTGTTTCCGCGCCGGGTCCGGCGCTTGTTGTCACGAGGTGTTAGCCGTGGCAAGTTTCGCAATGGCACACGTTACTCGGTGCCGTACACAATGCAGTCGGGCTGGCCTGACACAGCTGTTGGTGACACAGTCATCAACATTGCATTGAAGATGTTTGTCCATGGCCAGGCCAAGGACTGGATAAGCATCGTGTGCGGTGACGATAGTGTCACGGTGACAACCGCCGAAGCAATTGCCCGCCGCGGTGGCATTGCTGAGATGAGGCGGATGTACGCATCCTTAGGTCTCGAAGTTGAGATATCCTCAACGACGAATCCATTGAGCGTGGGTTTCTGTTCTGGGCGTTTTCTGCCCACCAGGGACTCGTATGTTCTGGTACCCAAAATTGGCAAACGGATTGGCTCCGCGTTTTGGGACGTTGTTGATAGGGCACCGCGTGGGCAGGTGCAGTGGGTGCGGGGAGTTTGCGACTCCCTTAAAGCCTTCGGACAGGTTGATCCTGTTGCCGGAGCCGTAGCTGCCGCCATGCTACGTGACGTTGGGGATGGCAAGAGGGTGAAGGTTGCCATGAACCCGTACAAAAATCACATTGCCGAGGGTGGCAGTGTCTGGTGGCCTGGCATTTATGCCTATTATGACCACCATTACGGGTTTGATAAGGGCGCAGTCGAGCGCCTTATCACCGAATGTGACCAAGTCAGATTCGGCTCCAGCGTCAGCAGCCCTCTTCTGTCCTTCATGTGTGAGAGGGACACAGAGGCGCGTTAGGCCCTTTCGGCCAGAGCAGGACCCAAACGGGTGGGGATTCACAATCCTCCTCTTCCTAGTGCTGAGCTGACATCAGTGTTGTCAGTGCCGCCCACAGGCTAAAAAGTGTGGGGTTGGGCATTCATGCCCACAACCATTGCATGCTCGTTTTTGCGGTGGGCTTACTGGGGCTGAGTTTTTCTCGTGCCCGTCCTTAAGCCTTCACCAGATTTCACCTCGTGCTGTGTGTTGTACGTTTGCTGGTACAGTGTAACCAGCGGCCTGAAGGACACAGGCTGTCTCAAATCCGGTCTAGGCACGTTTCCCATGGCTGCTCCGCCACTAGACCTAAAGCAAAACAATTTCTCCTTGAAGCGGG